ACTTCGACAAATAAACGGTAAGCAGAAACTACTATTCGTCTGGTCGGCCACCGGTATATAAAATAGATGTTCGAGTTTACGAAGTTCTTCTATGAAGACGGCGTAATTCAATTTGCGCCGACGTATAGTTTCGTCGAGGCGAGGAAGTTGAGCGAGACCGAGTACGGCACCAAGTTCCGTGTTTCTGAAATTGAATCCGTCGGTCAGAAACAGAAACCGCTTATCGATTGACGGCCAGTCTGTGACGGCTTTTGCGAAATTGTCTGGTGACATTTCGCGCGCCATACCATGACTGCGTTTAAGACGCATCAGTTCGTACAATTCTTTATTATTTGTCGAAATCATACCACCTTCTATTGTTGTCATGTGGTGTCCGTAATAGAAACTAAATGTCGAGCCGGTCGATGAAGTAGATCCGCGCCGAACCCCGTTATCATCCGTGACACCATGTGATTCACATATGTCCTCGATGAAAATGGCGGAAGGATAAATCTTCTTAAACTTTTCGATAGGCGCATTAAGGCCGAGAAGATGTGTCACGAAAACAATGCGAATCTCTGGGTCCGGCACGAGCACACTTTCGTCAAAACTAAAATGTTCAAGCGAAATATCGACAAAAACAGGTTCGAGACCGAGTTGAATCACAGGTGACACATTTGTGACCCATGTATTTGCCGGAACGAGAACCTTTGAGCCGTTTGGAATTTTGTAAAGTTCCTTTAGGGCCGCGACGAGAAGAAGATTTGCCGTACTACCCGACGACACAAACAGTGAATGGCTGACACCTAGCCACTTTGACCACGCCTGTTCAAATTCTTTCACCTTGACCCCATTTGTGTATTTGTCCGACGTGAGTACGAATTTGACAAGACGTAATTTGTCCATAAAGGTGATCGAGTTTCTCATGAGCGGCCACCGCATTCCGTGTACAACAAATCATATGTTTAAGTACGTTCGAGAAATTCCCGTATGAAAGTGCCGTCTCCTATATGGACATTACCGTCAGATAATTCTCTTTTTAAAAACCCCTCTTCGTCGGTATATTTATCATAAATATCAAAAAATGTGAAATCATTGTCGGCACACTTTTCTTTGAGTTTTGAATTAAAATATAGTACATATTTTTTTCGTTCTTCGTCGTCGCCTAAAGGGTGAAGTTCATCGTGTGGGTCATACAAAATGGTACCTTTCTTAGACGGCGGGACTACATTATATATACAGACGCGTACTGTTAAGTCTTGGATCGAATGTCTGATAGCCTTCACGTAGTTGTTGATTAAACTGTCTATAACAGTTTGATATGTCGTCTCGTGATTTACATGTTTATGAACATGGCACCTACAGTCGATTTCGCCGAGGGCAAATATAACCGTATCACCGTCCTGTATACCGTACCCAGCTATAACATTTTCTCTATTCCCGAACGAATAACATAATAATGGACCCAGGTGATGGTCGACGACCCACGCTGGCCAAGAACCGTGAAGTTTAGTGGAATGACTGTCGCCGATAGTATGAATCGTCATTATAAAGATACAAGTATTATTTATACGAATGCGCATACTGGTTACAGGTGCATCCGGTCTTGTCGGCCTGGCGCTATGCTCGCTCGCCGGACCGGAATGGATTCCGGTAAGTTCCAAAGATGCAGACCTGCGCGACATTTCCCAAGTCGAAGACATGTTCAGGAAACACACGCCACTTGACGGAGTTGTGCATCTCGCGGCAAATGTCGGTGGCATGTTTAAAAATTTGAAAAAACCGGTCGATATGCTAGAGGATAATATTCTCATGAATACAAATATTCTCAAGGTGGCCCACAAAAACGGTATACAGCGGGTATTGTGCTACCTGTCAACGTGTGTATTTCCGGACCCGGCGCCACAGTATCCGGTCACGGCCGACATGCTTCACAAAGGTCACCCGCACTCGAGCGTAGAATCCTACGGTTTTTCTAAACGCATCATGGAGATTCACTGTCGGGCCTATCAGCGACAGCACGGCCGTGAATATTTTTGCGTCGTACCACCTAACATATACGGGCCGCACGACAACTTGAATATCGAAGAGGCGCATGTCATCCCGGCCATCATTCACAAGTGTATACTGGCCAAACATAACCAGACCCCACTCGTGATTGCCGGAGACGGAACCCCTATGCGCCAGTTTGTCTACAGTAAGGACATTGCTCGTCTGACACTATGGGCATTCACAGAGTACAGAAATATTCACGTACCACTCATTATGTGCCCACCGGGATGCGAGGTTTCTATTAAAAATATTGTCGACACGGTGGTTGATAACGTAGGTTTTACCGGACCGATCGAGTACGGTACAGAGAATGGCCAACTCAAAAAGACGGCCGACGAGTCCCAAGTGGCTAATATTATTGAATTTACCCCACTCGTGGATGGTATCCGGGAAACAGTCGAATGGTTTCAGAGTGTAATTGTACCCGGCGGAACAATGTCATCGATTCGAAACTGAGCCCCCTTTGGTCCGAACCATTTGGCGGGTGCGACACCGGGTGCGTCGCGCAGATATTTTGCCATCAGGTACGCGCTCAGCGACAATGACGAATTTGCAATGACAAATGCGTCACATAGGCTCATGAGCCACAAAGTGCGGACCGGATCCGGTTCGTCGACAAATACGGTGTCGCGCGTCTTCCACACGTCCCAGTGTTTGATGCCCCCTATGTCGTCCGAAAACACGAGAACCCTGCCAGGGGCTACATGGTTGAGTGCATTTTCATAGTACTCTTCTGTTAGAACGGTGTGAATGTCCGAAAGGGATAAGTAGTCCGTCCGGCGGACATGGACGCATATAGTTTTCTCACCTGACCGAAGTTCGTCATATTCTTTTTTCATAAAATCTACCCCGAGATTCGACTGGAGTTGTCGGATGATGTCACCCATCGAGTTCCAAAAATATTTATACGACTGGAAATATCCTTGAAGAAAAACGACACCTGCGCCGTTCACCGGAATTGGATCATAATAAAAATGAGGTTCTGTGTACATGGTACCATTCATTTGAAACACGGGCGAAGCGCGATTAACAAAATTTACATGATTGAAAATTTTGTCATACAGTGTAATGTTTCGAAACTTCTCGTAGTGATAGTCAGAATTGATATACATGTCAACGCCATTCTCCTTTGAAAGGGCAAAGGCCGTGTGGTGATAAAATAACAGGTTACCGAGTCCTCCCCCGTATGGGAGCGATACAACGGCCATGTATATATAGTTAACTGAAGTTGACAAGCTTTATATCTCCGAATATTCTAGAAAGGACATTTACACTCGCGGGTAATGGGACATCCGGTGTCCACGGGATCAACTTTGTTTTTCCGTCGTGGTGAATTCCATCACGTATGATGCGCTCGAATGTGTCCATGGTCCGTTCGGCGAAAATACCGACATCGGCGTGATGCGAATATGTGTTAATCTTGTTCAGAACGTGTTTGGCGTCTCCAAAACTCGTGAGATGCCATCCGGCGTACGTAAATCGGTTAAACGACCAGCGGTTGTCCCTAAAAAATGTCGGCCGGCGTGTTTTCATATCGGCGGCGGTCGTAATCACAGTTCCGAACCAAGGTTCACCAATGTGCAGATACTTGAATGAATATTCAAACATCCACATGTGGATGACGACCGGGAGAGTTTTCAATTGAATGCGCGCCAGGTCGGGTATTTCGTCCACGTCACTGAGCATGACGGTCACATCGTCCGGTACATCTGCGAGGCCGTGTACGATATAATCCCGTTGGAACTTTTCGCGCCCGAGGGCATTGGTATCCATGGGCATATCTTCCGCCCGGATAACAATGTGTGTGATCTTATGGAGCCACTGTGCATATCGCTGCTTGTTCCGTTCGAAGAATAGTTCCTTCGGAAGACCGACGTGGTTAAGTTCCGACTCGACGAGTACGAACCGGTCGACGTACGGATCAAGTACGGTAAGACGAAGCTCGAGAATATCGAGCTCGTTATAAAAAATGAAAGTATCAATGATCATCTAAAGTTACAGAGGTACTATAACTTTAGATGAGCCAGCTCGGTGCCGATAAATGGGTTCTGTCGGTCGTCCCGGAGCCGAGTTTTTACCTCGACATAGGGTGTCAAGATGGAACATTTCTGAGTAATAGCCTTTTGCTCGAACAGAATGGATGGAAGGGTATTTGTGTAGACGCCTTCCCTAAAAATTTTGACGACCGGAACACAACCGTGGTTAAAGCGGTTGTATATTCGTGCGACGACAAAGAGGTTGAGTTTTCGTATTCGGTCCAGGAACCTTGGTGTAGCGGCATTACGACCGAACTCGGTATGCACAAAGACAACTTGTTCAAGTATACGACCATTCAAAAACACATGTTCAAGACGCGGACGCTCGAGAGTATTCTCGTCGAGTACGATGTGCCGTCCGAAATCGGATATATGAACCTTGATATCGAAGGTGCCGAGTACGAAGTCCTCCGTGTATTCCCGTTTGATAAATATACATTCAAGTGTATTTCGATCGAACATAACTTTGAGGTTGAAAAGCGAAACAATATTTTCAAACTTCTGGTCTCGAAGGGGTACCAGCTCGTCAAGACGGTCCATGTGGATGACTGGTATTGCTTAAAGTCTGACTGAGTATAAAGTGTAATGACCCGCGCGGCAATTATTACAGGAGTCGCGGGCCAAGATGGGTCGTACCTGGCCGAACTACTTCTCGAAAAGGGGTATACGGTGTATGGGTTCATGCGTTTTTCGAGTCACACCAAGGCGACACCGATCCATCCTAGATTCAACCTTGTGCGAGGAGACGTGACTGACCCCCATTGTGTATCAATGCTCTTACATACAGTCACGGTGGATAAATCATGGGAACGGATCGAGGTGTATAATCTCGCGGCCCAATCCCAGGTTCAAGTTTCGTTTCAACAACCCGAGTGGACGACGCGTGTAGACGCACTCGGCCCTCTGAACATTCTCGAGGCGATTCGACAATCGGGTGATCGGCGTATTCGATTTTATCAAGCGGGAACGTCCGAGATGTTTGGCAAAGTTCAAGAGATGCCCCAGAAAGAAACAACTCCGTTTTATCCTCGTAGTCCGTACGGGTGCGCAAAGGTGTACGCGTACTGGATCACGAAAAACTACCGAGAGGCCCATGGTCTGTATGCGTGCAACGGCATCCTATTCAACCACGAGTCTGAACGCCGCGGAGAAGAGTTTGTTACACGCAAAATTACAAAGGCGATCGGGTCTAAGAAATTTCCAATCAGACTCGGAAATCTGGAAGCACGGCGTGATTGGGGCTACGCACCCGATTATGTCGAAGGAATGTGGCGCATGCTCCAACTTGACGTACCGGATGATTATGTCGTATCGACGGACGAAACACACACAGTCCACGAATTTATCGAAAAAGCGTTTGGGCACACGGGGACCAAACTCGTGTGGGACACGGATGGTACCGGGCGAAATGTACTGACGGGTGAGGTACTCGTCGTCCGGGATCCGGAATTTTATCGTCCGGCCGAAGTCGATACGCTCATCGGGGATTCTACAAAGTTTCGTCAGGTTTCCGGGTGGAAACCGACCGTCACGTTTGACGAACTTGTGCAGCGGATGGTTCAGCATGATTCATCATCCTGATCTCCTCTTCGAGGGACACGTCGTCGATGCGACAATAGGCCGCTTTGAGTCCGAGTAGACGACGCAGTTCGTGTCGATTCAGGAACCTAAAAAACTTTTGTTTCTCTTTGATGTTCCTGAATGGCATTTTGCGATCTTTGAGGGCTTGGCACACGGGCCACGTCGCACCGCGCAGCTCGTACAGCTCGGCTTCGTGGGCGTCTAACCTAGGAAGAATGTTCTCGCGGATAAGACGCTCCATATACATATAGATTTCGTGTCGTTTATGTGTATGGAGACACTCGGACTCTTTTGGCACACGCGCAAGCTGACCTGGACCCAAAAGGTTCAGTTGGCACTGGTGGCACAACACGCTGCCGGTGATGCGCTCGCCATCTCGGTCCTAATAGGCCACGCCGCCCTTCTTCAACACCATAAGACCCATGGTGATCATGGCCAAGCCGACGTACTGACTCCAGTGGTTGAGACGCTCGCCCAGAAAGATGTACGCCGCCATGGATTCGAGCAGGCCAGAGAGGCCATCCCACATCGCATTCGTGAACAGGACGTTGCCTTGTTTGAGAGCAGCGATGAGGAAGTATATGACACCGGAATATCCAGCGAGACCGCCGAAAAGATTCGCGAGCTTTCCTCCGCGTGCAAAGAACTTCAATTGAAAGTCTCCAATTATTTCGAAGAGTGATACGAGTAAGATGTTCATTCCTGGTATGGGCCAAGAATTTAAAGGTCTTGTGTGCCTAAGGTGTAATGTTCACCGTCGGTAAATTTAAGGTCGATATCTTGGCCGACGACCAGTACATAGGTGCGTGCCTAAGTCGCGGCCACGAATGGGACGCCTGGATGCGTCAGGATCTTCCGCACCTCGTGAAACCCGGTATGGACATTCTGGACATCGGTGGTAACATTGGCTGGAATGCACTCATGTTTTCGGATTACGGTCCGGTCCATACATTCGAGCCATTGTACCACTCGATTGCTCAAAAAAATGTCGACCAAAACACGACCACGTGGCCCATCACAGTTCATCCATACGGCCTCTCGTCCAGCGAAGCTACCGTGCCTATATACCAAGAACGGCACAATGCGGAATCGACGTGTAACTATGGTGGATCGACTCTCGCGCCACACGACGTTACCGGGTACGACCGCGTGGCCGACATCCGGGTCAAGCGACTCGACGATGTTTACACCGGTACACCCTGTCTTATCAAGATTGACGTCGAGAACCACGAACTCGAAGTACTCAAAGGGGCGGCCCAAACCATTCGAAAACACCTACCGCACATGTATGTCGAAATTTTCGATTTCGACGACGGCCCGGTTCCTAAATTTATCAAGGAACTCGGATACACACAGGTGGTCAAACGACCCGAACACAACTATCTCTTCGTTTCTCCCCTAAAGACGTGAGGTGCCTAGTACGTAAATGGGGGACACAATCACGTCGCGTTTTATTCAGAAGTTTGACTGCGCCAACGAGTCTCACGTGAAGTGGCTCCAGAAGATGACTGTGCTCGCCCCGACCCTCGGCGACCCGACGGCCCGGAACCAGATTGTCGACGAGATTAATGCCAATCCGATGAACCTAAAAGTTACGACGGTCGAGGCGCTCGACTGGCCGCACATTCATTTCGTACTCGCGACGGCCTACGCAACCAAGGTTCTGACCGGCAAGGCGTACATTCCTCCGGCACGTGCGTAAATTTTCTGTGTCCAAAGTAAAGATGGTCGGAACTCCTACTGGATTTCTAAACTCCAAGCGTCGCGTCATTACCCGTACGGCCGCAGGTAAGTACGTTGCGCGTACGGCCGCGGGTGGTCTGGCGTACAACCCCAAGGCGAAGTTCCACAAGAGCCCGGGCGGTACCGAGCGCGCGACCAAGTATCTAAAGAACCTGATGGTGATTCCGTCGCCGATCCGCCCTAAGTTTAACCGCAAAGAGCGCGCGAACACGGGGGCTAAGCGTGCTCCGTACGCCAAGCGCGTCCGGGGCGTACGTGTCCTGCCCGTCAAGCGCCGCGCGTACATAGCAGAGATGTTTGAGCGTGCGTCCTAGAAAAAATAATGTAACTACATACTAAATGCCATCTCCCAAACGCGCAAACTATAATAACAATAAGGCCTTTGAGAATGCGCGCGCAAACTATAACCGTAAAGGTAAACGCGCTGCGTCCTCGCCGCTCAAGCTCACGAATGCCATCGGACACATGAACAACATGCTCAACAAACTGAGCCTTGCAAATCTGTATCGTCTGCGTCTGTCGAGCAAAGCGATGCGTAACAAAATCAACGCGTCTGGTATGATAGAGAAGAAGATTCCGGCGGCTCAGCGGGCCGAGGTTCAGAAGCGCGCACGCAATCGGCTCAAGAACCCCAGCTATAAATACCTCAATGTGAACCAGTGGCGCCGACAAATGTTCCCCGAACATAGCCTCGGTCTACACCCGACCGTCGGTGTTACGAGCCGGCTGACGACGCATCATCGCATGGGTGAGCACATTCGTAATTTTGCCGGTCGGACGTCTCGCGGCGTTCTGCCCAAAGTACACAAAAATCTGTACGCCACATGGGCGCTGGAACATAATGAGGGTCGGCCGTACGTGCCGAACAACCGGAACAAACAGGCGGTCGCGCGCGCCCTCATCGCCGCGTTCCGCAAACGCAAGGCGGCTCGGCGCTAAATCAAATTGTACAGGTGGGTAAGCCGCTCGGTATACAATCCGTACGGGACCTCGAGTGACACCAGTTCGCCACTGATTCGAAACCCGTCACTCGTCTGTACCAGTTGACTGATTGTCACCATGTCGAGGTAGGCCTCGACGCAAAAAACTTTGAGAGCCTCCATTTCCCACGTGTTGATATCAATCAGAGATAGGTCTTCGCCGACCGGGGGCCCACCGTCGAGCTGAAAATCAAACATTGTCGGTGAAGGCCATTCCTTTTTCTGGCGCACATGTCGTTCGATCATGTGCGCCATAAGAAGCGCATCCTGTCGTCGCCGGAAGACAACGGTGGCCGTTTTCATATTTTCGTTCGATGTCCGCCACGCAAACACCGAATTTGCATTACTGTGCAAAGTAAAAACCTTTTTAGGCTTTTGGTTGGTTCGCGGTACACGCGTAGGCGGACGTGCGATGGTCAACATCCCTTTTACGTTGAAACGTGGGGATTCTTTACGTAGCGATCAGCGACGCTGTCCGTCTCCTGACCCTTATAGCCCGCGTACGATTTCGTAAGGATGAGCCATAGGGCGACGAAGCCTGCTGCGGTCAGAAGTGGGCCAGATTTCATTTACTCTAACCAAACATTTTCATTCACCTGAGATGCGTGTCCAAAAATCTTCAATCTTGTGTGGCTCCTCGATGACGGGTGGCTTTTTGTTCTTCTCGGCCGCGGCGACATCCGCGACCGCCTCGGCTTCGGCTGCCGTGACAGCAGCCTTGGCTTCTTCGGCCTCGGCCTCAGCCTCCTTTTCGAGTTTTTTCAGTTCGTACATGATATCGGCCAACGAAAGTCGGTCGCAGATATCATCCACGTCGATGTCGCCCCCTTTGGCGGCGAGCATTTCGGCAAAAACACGTTTCGGACGAGTCATATCTCTCATGGTCGGAGATAAAAGCTCGTTTTATCGGACGCGCTCAGGGCTTTTTTAAAATCAGGATTGTTGAGTACGCACTCGCGTATCAGAATCCATAGGTCCGAACGGTCCGAAATACCTTCGAGCGTGTCCCATCTCATTTCGGTATTTTCGTCGTGATTCTTTTTGAACGGAACTTGGTTCGTTTCCATTTTGGTCCGTTGGTCATTAAATTTTTCTATGACGTCCGTCTGCTCGACGGCCGACATGGGAAGATCGAGAACGTATACGTGGTAGACACTTATGGTATCGGCATCGGCCTCTGTGTCCCCTGGACCCTTGTAATCGGTCGAGAACCGAAAGTATGTATAGGCACCACGTTTCATATCTATAGTTCCCCTGGTCTCTTCGTGAAGTTCACGGACGGCACACCGTAAGGGGTTATAGACTTCGCGGCGGCGACACCCGCCTGTGACAAACGTCCACTCTTTGTATCGTCGGTCGTGTACGATGAGCATGTGTGGTCGGTTACCGATCATCGTCACTGGAATAGCTATCGATTTGTGTCTCTGACGTAGATGCGGATCGGCCATGGCGGTCGCCCTCTACCATGGGGCCTTCAAAAAAATTAGCCATTGTACGCGTGGACGGATCGTACGTAATCAGGAACAAAAGCCCGATGAGCAATACCCATCGCCAAATCTGCATCCCTATTAAGTCTACTTAAAATATTTATTGACGGCTTTGTTAACGTGATTCTTCGTAACGAATTTCATCGATTGACCGGTTGAAGCGTTTGCCCGGACCGCGTTACGATGCTGCATGTTCATCCAGGCATGTTCGCGGACATTGCTCTTTGACCACGTCGGGTAACGATTGCGGTAATTTTTAACGAGAGCATTTGCCATACCCTGGCGGCGATCCATCGTTATATTGACGCACTTTTTTTTAAGAGCTGTAGAGCAGAGCGCCCATACCAGCCTGAATACGAAGCACGTTATAGTTTACGGCGTACAGGTATGCCGCATTGGTATTCTGGGAGTTCTGGTTCAGGGTCTTGACGCTGATGGTCGAAGGGGTCACTATGCGGTAGGTGTCGATGCGCGAAAAGTTGAGCGTACCGGTCGGCTGTAGCTTGGCGGTGTCGAGGCAGAACGGCACGATCGCGACGTTCGACACGGCACCGAAGGGTGCGTAGCCGTTCGGCGTGTGGTAATACTGGGTCGCGTCCACCCAGTTGATCAGCGCCTTGGACTCACCAATGTCCACGCCGTTCACCTGCGCCTTGAACTGAAGCTGGGACGCCGCCGACGCGCTCGAGTTGTACACCGACGTGTAGCTGTTGGACGAAAACGCCAGATACTTGATCGGGTGGGCAAAGGCGAGCTCCATCACCGGCGTGGCCGGGATGAACTGGCGCTGGACCTGGGTGATGAGCATGTCCTGTGCGTTCTTGGCAAAGTAATCACGCTCGGACTGATCGAG